TGTATTTATGCATCTGCTGAATATCAAACGTAGCGTATAGCCCACGCACTAATACCTCGGACTCACCTAACTCATTGGGCTCGCAGAACCTACCTACTTCATTGCCGTTGATGATGTATACGTAGCTGTGATTGTCCTTCTGTAGCATTAGCCATGACTCAGTAACCCTACGTAGTGGGCGTTGGAACTCGTTGTATTTCTTACTGCGTGGTGGCTTCTTAGTTTTGTTGTATCGTGCTTCTGCGTCGTTGTATGTAATCATAATTTGCCGAAAGGCTCTCCTATTGATTGAAAAAATTGTTCCGTTACATCTAATTCATACGACTCACTTACGTTATGTATACCTATTTCTAGGTATACACCCCTACCCTTTGTGATGTATAGCTTTGCCCACGGGTGGTTACCCCACTCTGTCTTAAGAGCAAATTGGTTTTCACCATTCCAGATTTCTTTCATGACTATGCTGTCACACCCATCTATAGATTTAATTAGGTTAGCAACAAACTTAAATGTAAGCACAGCCGTATCGTTGATAGTTAACTCAACCCAGTCGGGAACTTCACCATACTCAGCGTTGCTGTACATGTCTTCTCCTACCACAAAGCCACAGCCTATTTCCTCTGCGTGTGTTCGTATCAAGGCGTCTGTTTCACCTAACAACTCGTTCATCTTCTCGCCTAACTTACAGTTGGCGTTGTAATACCTAAGTGTGCTCGGCATCTGTGGTTACCTCCTCTATGGTGTATGTGCATGGGCTATGCTTATCGTCGCCCTCTTCTAATCTAAACAACACATCTTTTGCTAAGTCATACGTTAGAAATGTGCCTACAACTTCGACGTTGCCTAACATATCTACTGCTAGTATCTGAAATGCTATGTTGTTAATCATCTAACTTCCTCCTCGGTATCATCTTCAAAATTATAAAACTCATTACGCATACCCTCATCGTGTTCTTCACGCAAGTCTTCAAGTTCTTTGAAGTAGATGAGTAGTTCATCGTATATATACTCAGGTAAACAACTAGCTAAACCCTCAGTCTTACCATCAGACCAAGTAACACTTAGTCGCCATGATTTTATGGTTTGCTTATCGCTCATGTCGCCACCCATTATTAAACCCAAGGCAGTAAGCAGTTATGAATAACGCTCTGTCGTGGTCGCTGAATGGCGTGTCACCATTTGGGTAAGTCCTATCCTCGTAGTCGTAAAACTCTTGGTTAGCCTCGTCTTCCAACTCATTAAACCCACCTAACTCTTTTACTTCCATAACACCCCCCTTAATCAAATGATATTTTAATGTTCTCAAACTTCTCTTCAACTTGCTCACGCACCATATCGTTGATGTCAACGTGGTCACTCAGTTGAAACTCGTAGCTGAAGTAACTCTCAACTACATTACTAACCTCATCGCTGACAGCATCTTTGATGGCATCTTCGAAGTCCATATCCTCTACTGCTTTGTTAACCTTCTCGGTAAACCAACTGCTCTGTTGCAATACAGTTGTAACGCAGTCTTGCAGGGATTGTTGCTCGGCTAGGGAATTCCCTTGGGCTTGACTGATGACCGAAGTTATTAACAGCCTGAGACTGTATTGAAAGCGAGACATCATATCGTCTATGATTCCATCCACGCTTAACCCTGACTCAGGTTGCGTAGTAGTTATGGTGCAGACTTCCTGCACTTGTGTGTTAGTTAGTTGTTGCATGGCTTCTTCCTCTTCGTTAGTTACAGGCATTGTATTAATTTCTTGTGAAGTTAGTGTGTTCATTGTGGTATCTTTCCTAGTTTGATTATTACGTCTTCGTCTTCAAATACAACCCTACCCCCTTCATTGGTAACAGTTGCTTTCTTTAATGCTAGCTGGCATAACATGCCACCCAAACCAACGGCTACTTTCATAACCGTCCAGTATTTATAGTGGTAGTACACGGCAACAGCCGTAGCTACCACACCCCATACAATCAAATACATCTCTGCAATACTCATATCTGTAATACTCATTGTGCTACTCCTTTCTTATCTTCTAACCAAGGGAATGACTCACGTGCCATAGCAAAGTCTGACATCACACGCACGAACCAAGACTCATCTATGTAGTTGTCCTTGAGTAAGTATGTAATCTCAAAGAACGAGTCAAGCCCAAACTTATTAACGAACTCCCCTGCCTGACGTCTGCTCATAGTGCCTGCCTTCTTGTAACCATCGAGACCTAACTCAACAAGGGCATCGTCTATGTCTAGCTCGGTATCTACTACGTCATCTACCCACTTGGTATCGTCCCACTCAGAACCATAGCCATACGTATTGTATGGATAGTTGCTGAAGTTGCTGTATGAACTGCCTGCCATAGGTGCTGTGTATGTATACGGAACAGGCTCAGCGTTGACTTGGCTAAGTGCTAGCTTAGTGTCAAGCGTATCCTTTGCCTTAGTCTTAGATAGGGTAGGTGCTGACCATGCGTAGGTGTTGGACATCCAACGTCCACCCCAATACACACCCTGACTCTGATTGACCACAGTCCTACGACCTAGGTTATCCATGATGACGAAGCGATTGTTACCAATGTGACCACTGATAAGATACTCGAACGATGGGGTAAACGCATAGTTAGGATTCTTGGCAAGCATGGGGCGTAGTATGTCGTTGATGTAGTGCCATGTATCTGACTTGGTTACATCTGCCTTGTTGCCTGTGCTGAGCACACCATTGTGCATCATCCACATATCAATGCCATGCTCTTCCTTGTTGAGTATCTCGTATGGGTGGCAGTTGAGCATATCAATATCACCATGCGTCTTCATACGCAAGTGAAAGGCACAGTCCTTGCCGTCGATGTGCTTGGCATAGAACTCATACAACTCTGCATCAGTCTTGGGCAATGCCTTCTCTACATACAGCGTGCCATCTACTGCATACATAACACCGATACCATCAGCGTTGTAGTCATAGAAGTCTGACAACCAATGCTCAGGTAGTGACGGGGATGATACGGATTGGGTAACTAATAAACACATATGTAATTCTCCTGTAAGTTAAGTAAGATGTTTGGGACAGGTGTCCCAATCAGGCACGCTTCTCGATGGGTTGAGATGGTTGGTTATCCATACGTGGGTTAGGCTTGACCAAGGCAAGCGTAGGTAGTGAGTATCCCTTCTCACGTAGGTATTGCCGTAAGAACTTGGTATCCTTACGCTGATTGGGCTGACATATGAACTTGATGAAGTTCTCAGTCGTCAAGTCGGTAACCCCTGCATCACGACAGAAGAACCACGTTGCGTAGGTAAACTCTAAGCACGCCATCTGTGTCTCGTAGCGTAGCGTGCCCTTGAATATCCTAAACTCTACAGTCGCAGGGTTGTTGAAGTTAACTGCCTCAGTCCTATCAGGGTTGAGCCGTTGTAGTTGTTGGTCTTTGTTACGCCCTTGCTTGGCGTTCTTGAGCCAATCAAACGATGCCTTCTTGTTGTGTATCTTGGCATAGTGGTGGTCACTACGTCGTGCTATGTCCCTGATTAACTTCTGATTGTTGCTGTCGTTAATGAAGAAGACTATCTTGCACCCATGAAACATCGTCATGTCACCCTTGGATATGTGAACGTGTAGCCCACAAGTCCTAGTATCGTGTGACTTGACGTGACGCCAAGGCTTCTTGAAGAACTGTAGCATCTGAGCGTGAACGTCTAGCCCTGTCCAACCTGTGACCATCTCGAAGCCATAGTCAAGAGAGCCGTCGTCCTCGATGTGTATATACTGATGCGTAGTGCCATCGTCATGCGTGTAGTGCTTGATGTGGCTATACAACTCCTCGGCTTTGGCATGCCTACCCTCGTTGTCTCTGTTGACCTCGACTTCTAACTCCATGCCTAGGAATATCTTGGGGTTGCGCTCATCGAAGGCTGATGGGATATGTTGCAGTATGTGCTTGCCTGAGTGTCGCCCACCTATCGGATAACTATCGTCATCCTCTTCTTCCTCATCCTCATACGCCTCATCGCAGAAGTCGTCCTCTGTTATGTATGTGCAACGATTTTCTGACCAACGATAGTTATTGTCACGACAGCCATCGCATACCCAATAGTCGCCATCGTAGCACCAACTACCATTATCTACGTGGTCAATGTGATTGCAATCCTCGCATGACTTGGCGTCATGGATGAACTTAGACTCTATGAGGTCAGCCCAATCGGTGCGCATACCATCACGCACGAACCGAAACGGCTCTGAGTTAACCAAGTTATACATACTATCCACGTCGTCGTCTCTGATGTAAGAGGCTACCATGACACCGAACGAAGCCACTAAGTGCATCTTCTGATACATAGGAACATCATCAATCCTATGAGTAAACCGATTGGTGCGGAAGCGATAGTAGTTATCGCCGTTGCTTTGAATGGTGTCACGACAACGAGACATCACGTAGTCCCTAGTATAGTAAGTAGGCTCGCTCTCCATACGGGAAGCATACTCTTTGAACGTAGTAAGCACAGGCACTAAGGGTGTAACAGTTGATATGGGCATAACTTCTCCTTGTTTGGTTATGGATTGTTTGGGACACGTGTCCCAAATGTCAAGTGGTTTGTGCCACTTGTTGTGCTACTCTCCATCGAATGTTTTAATCCAATCGACGTATACCTTGGATAAGTCCAACCACTTCGCTTCACGCTTGCGGTCAGGTTTATCTATGGGGTAATTCACTAACAGCCCGAGTTCCCCAACACGCACTACTTTGTAATACTCAGGCTTGTCAGGCTTGGGATACAACTTAATTACTTGCATCTTTACTCCTTTCTCATCAATAAATTAATACGCACATCCAACTCAAATACTTCACCTCCCCTCGCACGTGCCATCAAGTCTTTCTTAATCTGTTTGGCTAACGTGTAGTTCTTGCTATGCTGTTCTAGTAGGGCGTGATGTGTGGTTTCATGCTTTTCTAGACTAGCCTTTAGTTTGCTCTTGGTGTTACGATACCTGTTGCCGTAGGTTGATACCTGTTTTTGTAGGTTCTCGTTGAGTTGCTTTATGTAGTCAACTTTCTTGCCCCACCAATACTCTTTCATGATGCGTGACCTGATTTTAGGCAGTTCTTCTTTCCGCTTACGCAACGTGAGTTCGGCTGTGACAGGATGCATATCGCCCGACACAACTTTGTTTTGGATTTGCTTGCGTGTGAGTGGGGTCTTGCGTTTGGAATTTTTCCAACAATCCTTACACCTAACACTGATGACCGAAGTTCTTGTCTTAACCGACGCACGACGTAAGTAGTGTGCCGATTGTGCAAGAGTTAGCCTACGCTTGAACTCCGCTACAGGTTTAATCTCCCCGCACATGGTGCAGGTTTTGTTTGGGACAGGTGTCCCAAAGATGGCTTCGATAGCCATGATGTATCTCCTTTCTTGGTAATAGTCTAGCAAAACACGCATGGTGGACATTACGTATGCCATATGCACAGCCTTATTGTAACAGGGTTTGCATGACATGAGTAATATGTGTATACGTTTTTTAGAGAACTTTTAAACTAACTAAAAAATAAAACAATAGAGTTAACCATATTTTCTTTCTATTATTATTAGATAAGTATATCTATATTTATATATATAGGTAATACTCTGCCGTGGTAGACGCTTATTGTAAAAGGCTGAGAGGGTGTCAACATAGTGTCCACTATGCGTGTTTTGGTAGACTATTGTCAGGCAACCCCTCAAACCACGATACCACAACGTGTTGCTATATCTTACTAGCATATCCCTCGCAATAGGTGTTGCAAGTCTTGGGTTACGTCTATGCGACGCAACGCTTCGCTTGTTACCGATGTCCACCCCTCGCCTAGTTTTCGCATGGTCTTGGGTTGTGGGTGGCATACGTATATCTTAACCTTGCCATTGGCTGTGCGAGCAAAGTCTACAACAACGCCGTCACGCTTGAAGATGATGACGACTGGGTTGGCTGGAGTATATTTCATGGTGTGATTCCCTTCTTGGTTAGATTGATTTACTGCGGTTGTATTCGACAATGCTGAAGTTATGAAACGCTTCTCGCATAGTCAGTTCTCTTGCCTTGGGGGCAAGCGGTGCTACTACTTCTTTCTTTGGGACAGGTGTCCCAAACGTCGCCTGTTTAAGTAAGGCTACTTGGCTAGGGTTTAGCATTAATCTTCCTCCTTCATAAAGAATAGTGATACGAGAGTGCCTGTGCTACATATCAATAGGGCTACGTGCAACCAACCCCCATCGTTACAGACGTGATACAACGCAAAGCAAAAGCCCATCGTGAATACAATGGCGAACATCAAGGCTTCGTGGTATTTCATTGTGTTTCCTTTCAATATGACTGCTGGTCATCATCAGCACACGCACAACGTGTGGACAGGCTTACGCCTGTTTCGACCTACGAATATATGAACGGGATGCCTACCTTCATACATATTTCAGCGATAGACGCTTGGCTATCTCTACCGAAATAAACCTCTGTGTCATACAAATCGCCTTTGGCTTTTAGGTAATTACACTCGACAGTAATGTAAGTGTCTCCTAAGTCTGTCTTACCAAAAGATAAACTCTCAAGATGTTTGGCTACCCTCGCCAAGTCTGCGACATTGATACGAATATCCATACCCATACTATTTCCTTTCAATATGACTGCTGGTCATCATCAGCACACGCACAACGTGTGGACAGGCTCTCGCCTGTTTCGACCTAATCCGCTATTGAATCGAGGTATTCGTTTAGTTCGTCCTCGTCAATCTCAGGCAACTCGCTAGGTTTAGCGGTTAAGCGAAACTCGATAGCGTCTTTCTCTTCTTGCGTTAATGGCATGATATTTCCTTTCTTTGGTTGGATTAGACAGAAAAGCGAACAGCGTTGAAGCCTCGCTCTCTGTCCTGTTGTGCAACGTGTTGTCAAATTACTGTGCTACGATGCGGAGGAACTTAGCCTGTTGAGCCTTGGTCATCGCCTCGAACTGCTCGACCAACAGTTCCACAACGTCTTTCTGTGAACTGGTATCACCACCACGCTTGCTACGCTTGATGTTGTGGTATGGTGCAACCCTGCGTTGCCACATCTTCTTAGCACCATCGTGTATGTTGGCACTAGCAACCTCCTCCGTTTTGTAGAACCGATACATTCCGTTGTCGGCTACATCAACGTAACATTCGTATTTCTCGCACAGCGTCGTTGCTAACTCTGCAACAACATCATTCGGTAGATACTTCTTCTTGCCCAACGCATTGGCAAGGGCTTGTTCCCAGTCACGTTCGCTGGTAATGATTGATGCAAAGGCTTTATTTAATGCGGACATATGTCCTCCTATAGATTGTTTGGGACAGGTGTCCCAAAGAAAAAGCCCGCAATCTGTGCGGGCTGTGTCAGAACAAACAAAGGCGTGCTACCTGCCTCATTTGTTACAACAATTTTACCATGCCGTGGTGTTTTGGCGAGTTCTATCACCCCACGGGGTGGGTATCCCCCTTGATGTCGAGCGTGTCAGCCGTCTGACAAGAACACTATTCCTCAGCCGCAAAACTAAAAAATGTCTAATTTTGTAAAAAAATAAGGGACTCATGTCAAACTTTATACATTTCCACCCCAAAAAAGTCCCCGGGGTTGCCGGGGACAATCAATCTAAAACAAGGAACACACCAACCAAACGAAGGAGAAAAGCCAGTGTTGAAATTATTATACAACAAATCTAAAAAATGCATGATACAATAAATTCTAATCGTGCCCCCCACGCTACCAAGGAGGACTTGAATTTGTTTTTGGAACACCTAGTAAATCAGAATGCCGCAGATTTTGTACCAGAACTAGTTTCTGGCGAGGACTTTGTTTCCCTAGATGACCTAAACGCTTCTCAAACCCTCAACGCCCAGCTAAAGACAAGCGATTGGTTAAAAAGCATATCCGAAGATGACGACGGTATACTAAGTGATGCTCAAGAAAAAAGTGCCACCGACGCATTCAACGCTTTAGTTACAAACAGCCCCGACGCAAAAAACAAAGTACTAGCCCTAGAAGTGCCGGAAGAAATTCGGTCTATCGTGGGTATGGTGACGGCCTACCAGTGGAAGTTTGTCGAGCAAGCGCAAGAGCTACGGAGCATGGCGGTGACTAAGATAGTCAAAGATACGGACCACCCAGACGCACGGATTCGGCTAAAAGCTCTAGAGATGCTGGGTAAAGTTACTGAGGTAGCCTTGTTTACAGAACGGGTGCAAGTTAAGACTGAGGATATAAGCGACGAAGAGCTAGAAAAGCGCATTAAGGAAAAGTTGGGGCGCTACATGGGCAAAGCGGACGTAGTAGATGTTACGGCGAGCGAAGTAGATGATTGAGATTCTATCTCCAGAAGAAGCGATGGCTGCCCAACGGGCGGTAACGCACATGTCAAAGTTTGAAAAACTAAAGTTTCTTGAGAATCTAGAGCAAAAAGAAAACAGGGCGCAGCTTAAAAAAGCTAAAAACGACCCGATTGAGTTTGCTAAACGGATATACCCCGGGTTCAAAGTGGGATCCCACCATAGGAAACTAGCTAAAATATTTCAGGACGTGGTTGACGGACACAAAAAACGGGTGATTATTAATATTGCGCCTCGTATGGGTAAGTCCGAGTTCAGTTCTTATTTGTTTCCTGCGTATTTTTTAGGTAACTACCCTGAGAAGAAAATTATTATGGGCACCCACACTGCGGGGCTATCAGAAGATTTTGGTCGACGAGTCCGGAATCTGCTTGAAAGCGAGGAATACAATGAGTTATTTCCAGAAACTGTGGTTGCAGATGACCAAAAAGCAGCGGGTAAGTGGTCGACCGGCGCTGGTGGACAGTATTATGCTGCTGGTGTTGGCGGTGCTCTTGCAGGTAGGGGTGCTGACTTGTTTGTTATTGATGACCCGCATAGTGAGCAAGATGTAAAGTCTAATTCACGTCTAGCGTTTGATACAGCTTGGTCTTGGTTTCAGACCGGACCACTACAACGGCTTATGCCGGGTGGGGCGATTATCGTGATAATGACCAGATGGTCGTTACTAGACTTGACAGGGCGCTTGCTGGACTACCAGATTAAGAATCCGAACACCATACCGTGGGAGTTGGTCGAGTTACCAGCCATATTGAACGAAGATACAGATAAAGAGAAGTCACTTTGGCCTGAGCAATGGCCCCTCGAGGCATTAAAGAACACTAAAGCCAGTATTGACCCAAGATATTGGAACGCCCAGTACATGCAGAACCCCACATCCGACATGTCGGCGGTTATTGGGCGTAAAGATTGGAAAATATGGGAGCTAGACGACCCACCTAACGTAGAGTACGTCATTCAGTCTTGGGATACGGCGTTTGAAACTAGTAATACAGCCGACTACTCCGCATGTACTACATGGGGGGTTTGGTATAACAACGAGGACAAGGGTAGTCCGAACTTAATACTGCTAGATGCGTTCAAAGACAGGATGACGTTTCCAGAATTAAAGGCTACGGCACTAAAACACTATAAAGAATGGACCCCAGATGCGTTTATAGTTGAGAAAAAAGCGGCGGGAGCACCATTAATTCAAGAACTGCGGCGGGTAGGCATTCCTGTACAGGAGTTTTCACCGTCCCGTGGTAATGATAAAATGGTCAGGCTTAACGCTGTAGCAGATTTATTTACAAGCGGTAAAGTATGGGCACCAGATACAAGGTGGGCTAGAGAAGTGGTTGAAGAAGTAGCTAGTTTTCCTGTAGGCGAGAACGACGACTATGTGGATACGGTGTCCCAAGCACTATTGCGGTATAGACAAGGTGGGTTTATCAGCCTTGACTCAGATGAAAAAGACGACGACCTCTTGTACAAATACCGCCGTAAAGCGGCGTATTACTAAGGAAAGATAATGAGCATAGAAAAAAGTTTATACGAAGCCCCGCAAGGGTTAAGCGCTTTAGCCGAAGAAGAACCGGATATTGAGATTGAAATTGAAGACCCAGAAGCGCTAAAACTTAGCATTGATGGTGAAGAAATTCTGTCAATGGAAAAAGAAGATGATGAAGAAGACTTTAACCAAAACCTAGTTGAGGTAATGGAAGACGGGGACTTACAGCTGCTTGCAGGCGACCTATCAGAAGATATTGACAACGACATTGCATCCCGTAAAGACTGGGAGAAAATGTACAAGGACGGTATTACGCTTCTTGGATTAAAGTTTGAGGAACGTACAGAACCTTGGAACGGGGCGTGTGGTGTGTTCCACCCTATGATTACCGAAGCTGTTGTGCGGTTTCAGTCCGATACCATTATGGAGACGTTTCCAGCAAAAGGACCCGCAAAAACACAGATTATCGGGAAAGAGACTCCTGAAAAGAAAGAAGCCGCTGTCCGTGTTGAAGATGACATGAACTACCAGCTTACGGAAAAGATGCCTGAGTACAGGCTTGAGCATGAAAAGATGTTGTGGAACTTGCCAAGTGCTGGCTCTGCGTTTAAGAAGATTTACTTTGACCCAAGCTTAAATAGGCAAGTAGCCATATTTATACCAGCAGAAGACGTTATTTTGCCGTACGGGGCTAGTGATATTGAGACTTGTTCACGGATTACGCACAGAATGCGTAAAAATAAGAACGAATTGCTCAAGTTAATGAACGCAGGGTTCTATGCAGAAGTTGACTTAAATGACGAACCAGACACGTTTTTAAACGAAATTCAGCAGAAAAAAGACAAAGAAACGGGTTTTTCAGCGTCTTATGACGACCGGTTTGAGTTATATGAAATTCATGCAGATTTAGACCTGCCGGGGTTTGAAGATAAAGATGACGACGGAGAACCAACGGGTATTGCGTTGCCATACGTGGTAACAATGATACGTGGCACGGAAGAAATTATTGCCATTCGCCGTAACTGGAACGAAGATGATGAGCTAAAACTTAAAAGGCAGCATTTTGTCCATTACCAATACATTCCCGGATACGGTGCTTATGGCTTTGGACTGTTCCATTTAATAGGCGGATACGCTAAGAGTGCTACCAGTATTATGCGTCAGTTGGTAGACGCTGGAACCTTATCAAACCTACCCGGCGGGCTTAAAGCTAGGGGTTTACGAATCAGGGGCGACGATACACCGATAGCTCCGGGAGAATTCCGTGACGTAGACTTAGGTGCGGGTAATATAAGAGACAACATACTACCTCTGCCTTATAAAGAACCGTCGATGGTTTTATCTGGGTTAATGGATAAGATCGTTGAAGAGGGACGCAGATTTGCCGCTACTTCAGACATGAAGGTTGCGGACATGTCAAATCAAGCGCCAGTGGGTACTACTCTGGCTATTTTGGAGCGAACTCTTAAGGTAATGTCCGCTGTACAAGCCCGTACGCACTACACAATGAAGCAAGAATTGCAGTTATTAGCTGCGATTATTAGGGATTACACAGACCCAGATTACACATACGAGCCAGAAGAAGGTCGGGCAAGTGCTAAGAAATCTGACTACAGCATGGTTGAAGTTATTCCTGTTAGTGACCCTAATGCTGCTACGCTTTCACAAAGAGTTGTACAGTACCAAGCGGTTATTCAGTTGGCTCAGATGGCTCCACAGATTTATAACCTGCCGGTGTTACATAGACAGATGCTAGACGTTCTTGGTATTAAGCATGCAGATAAGCTTGTGCCGCTGGAAGACGACCAGAAACCAACTGACCCAGTAACAGAGAACATGAATGCGCTTAAGGGTAAACCTTTAAAAGCGTTTATTTACCAAGACCATGAATCTCATATTAAGGTCCACCAGTCTGCTATGACGGACCCAATCGTACAGCAACTCATTGGGCAGAATCCTCAAGCTCCTGTGATTATGGCGGCTATGCAGTCGCACATAGCTGAACACGTTGGGTATGCATATAGACAGAAGATTGAGTTGGCTCTTGGTGTTGCGTTGCCAAACCCAGAAGATGAAATGCCAGAAGACATGGAGAAAGAAATCAGTCGACTTATGGCTGAAGCAGCCCCGCAAGTCCTTGCGCAGAGTAAAGCAATGATGGCGCAACAGCAAGCACAGCAAAACGCACAAGACCCGATACTACAGTTGCAGATGCAAGAGTTGCAGATTAAGCAAAAAGAAGTTGACTTAAAAGAGAAGAAAGTTATGGCAGACGCAGCGGCTAAAGCTGACGAGCTTGAGATTCAGAAACAGAAAATTGAGTCAGCAGAAAAAATAGCAGGTATGAATGCAACGCTAAAAGATTTACAGGCTAAGCAAGCACTACAAGCTAGACAAGAAGAAACGGGCGCTAAGCTAGGGTTAGACATGGCACATAAACGTGCTCTTTTACAACAACCTAAGAAAACGGAGAAATAATGGATTTAGCAACACTTGGTTTTATTGAATCACTACGGGATAAGCTCCGTGTGGATATGAACAATTTCACTGACGATATGGCTAATGGTCAGTGCACTAGCTTTGAGCAGTACAAAGAACTTTGCGGGGTGATTCGAGGTCTAGCCTTCGCAGAGCGGCATTTAATAGATCTCGCTGAAAACTTAGAAAGAGCCAACAATGAGTGAAATACTTGATTTACCGGAAAAAGAATTGGTCTTGCCGCTGGGCGTAAAACTCCCAAAAATAGACCATGAGTATGAAAACGCTGAACAAAAAGCCCAGTCAATACCTGACCCCAAAGGTTGGCGTGTTCTTTGCGCTTTGGTTGAAGCAGGCGATACGTTTGAAAGTGGTATTTTAAAATCTGAGCAAACAGTCAAGATTGAGGAAATTACTTCCCCTGTTTTGTTTGTTGTAAAGATGGGACCAGATGCCTATAACGATACCGATAAGTTTCCTGATGGTCCGTGGTGTAAGGTTGGCGACTTTGTAATAACACGTCCATATACCGGGACACGCATCATGATTCACGGTAAGGAGTTTCGCTTGATTAATGACGATCAGGTTGAAGCAACAGTCGAAGACCCACGTGGCATTAGACGAGCTTAATAGGAGAAACATATGGCAAACAATGAAGATTTTAAGTTTCCTCATGAACTTGAGGAAGAAAACAACGACGTAAACATTGATATTTCCAATGAGACGGACGTTGAGATTGAAATTGAAGACGATACCCCCGAAAGAGACAGGAGAGCAGTACCCCTTGATCGTGAGGTAGAAGACCCTACTGATGAGGAGATTGAGTCTTACGGCAATAAAGCACAAAGCCGTATTAAACAATTAACTCATGCACGGCACGATGAAAGACGTGCTAAAGAGGCAATTTCTCGTGAAAAGGCAGAGCTAGAGAACATGACTCGGGCTATTCTCGAAGAAAATCGTAGGCTTAAGGAGTATGTCAATTCTGGGCAAGCTAGTTATGCTGAGAATTTACAAGCTCGAGCTGAAGCAGATATGGAGATGGCCCGCCGTAAATACAAGGAAGCGCAGGAAAGTTATGATTCCGACGCTATGCTTGAGGCGCAGGAAAATTTGACAGAAGCTAAGATGAAACTCGAAGCTGCGAAAAATTTTAAGCCTACCCCTTTACAAACCGAAGAAAATGCTGTACAAATACAATCATCGGCACCGGAAGCACCACGACTCGACGAAAAAACCTTGCGCTGGCAAGCAAAAAACCAGTGGTTTGGGTCACCGGGATACGAAGAAGTTACGGCCTTTGCGCTAGGGCTGCACCAAAAACTAGTTGCCACCGGGGTAGACCCCCGCTCTGATGGATACTTCGACCAAGTAGATGGTCGCTTAAAGCAGGTGTTTCCTGAGATGTTTGGGAACTCTGATAGAAGTTCTAAACCCGCTGAGTCAAGCAAAAAACCGGCAACGGTTGTTGCATCGGCTTCTCGATCTTCGGGGGCTAAAAAAGTGATCAAACTAACAGCTACGCAAGCACGTTTAGCGGAGAAGTATGGTTTAACACACAGACAATACGCAGATGAAGTACTTAAATTGGAGAGAGCAAATGGCTAATACTAGAACACCTCGGGAGTTAGAAACCCGCGAAAAAACACAAACTCGTTATGTTTACAAACCAGCGAGTACTTTACCGGAACCGGCACCAGACCCAGATTTTGACTTCCACTGGATGGCAGTATCTGTGAACGGGCAGGATAACGCATCTAACATATCGCAAAAGCGACGTGATGGTTGGGTACCAGTAAAGGCAGTAGATTACCCTGAATTAGAAATAGACCCTAACAAGAATGGCGAAGTTGAAAATGGCGGTTTGCTTTTATGCAAAATACCAAAAGAAATGAACCAAGCTCGTAAAGACTATTTTGAGAAAAAGGCACAAAACCAGATGGATTCTGTGGACAACAGCTTTATGCGCCAGAGTAACCCAGATATGCCTTTGTTTGCTGAGCGTAAAAGCACAACAACTAGAGGACGTGGTTTTGGTGGTGGTGAAAAATGATTTTTAACTTTTAATGGAGATTTAAATGGCAGCTTATCCTGTTGTTTCAGGCCCGTATGGGTTTAAGCCCGTTAATCTTATCGGTGGTCAGGTTTTTTCTGGGTCGACTCGCAATTTGCCGATTCAGTACAACTACGACACCGCTATTTATTACGGCGATTTTGTACAATTAACAGCTGGTTATGCAACAGTCCTAGCTAACACTATTACCGGTAATGCGGCAGTAGGCGTTTTCTTGGGATGTTACTACACCAATCCTACAACTAAAAACCGTCAATATTCACAATACTATCCCGGCAATATAACAGCTGGCGATATTACTGCGATTGTTTGTGATGACCCAGATACAGTATTTAGAGTTGCTGTAACTACTGCCGCAGGTTCTACAACAATTGGCTCAGCTTCGTCAATTCTTGTTGGTCGGAACATGGCTGGTAACACGCTTACAGGTAATTCTGTTTCTGGTAATTCTAACGGCGCTGTAGTTGGTGCATCTAGTTCTACTGGTAATTTCCGTGTAATGAATTTAGTACCTGACACACAGATTTCTGTATCAGGGACTTATGTATCTGGCGGAGCCCCCGCAGCAACTTCTGTTGTTGTGTCTGGCTTACCTGTTGGTACATTCTTACCGATTGGAACTGATGTGTTTAACTTAGTAGGCGGTCAGTTGCAGTTTACTGGCGCTACATTAAGTGCTGCATCAACTGTTACAACAACTGGAAGCACAACTTTAACTGTTACTGCTGTGGCAACACAAGTAGCGGGTACTGTTGCGTTAGTTGAAACCCCAGAGGTACTCGTAAAGATTACTTTTGGTGCTCACCGCTACTACGTAGCTTAACCCTAGGAGATATTTAAATGGCTATTTCACGTGCACAACTATTGAAAGAGTTGCTCCCGGGCTTGAATGCTTTATTCGGTTTAGAATATAAGCGTTACGGCGAAGAGCACAAAGAGATCTACGAAACAGAGAAATCTGAGCGTAGTTTTGAAGAAGAAACAAAGCTGTCTGGTTTCTCAGCCGCTCCTGTTAAAAACGAAGGCTCTGCCATCGCTTATGACAATGCGCAAGAAGCTTTCACAGCTCGTTATAACCACGAAACAATCGCTTTAGGTTTCTCAGTAACTGAAGAAGCAATCGAAGATAACCTCTACGACGCTTTATCAGGACGCTACACTAAAGCATTAGCTCGTGCTATGGCTTATACCAAACAGGTTAAAGCTGCTGCTGTATTAAATAACGGATTCTCTGCCGCTTATCCCGGTGGCGATGGCGTCTCTTTATTCAGCACTGCTCACCCATTGGTTAATGGCAGCACAAACAGCAACACATTCACTACTCCAGCCGACTTAAACGAGACTTCTTTAGAAGCCGCCGTTATTCAAATCGCTGCTTGGACTGATGAGCGTGGTCTGTTAATCGCTGCAATGCCACGTAAGTTGGTTATTCCTCCAGCATTACAGTTCGTTGCTACTCGTTTATTAGAGACTAACCTCCGTGTTGGTACTACCGATAACGACATCAATGCGTTAAAGAACAACGGTTCTATCCCAGAAGGTTACACAATTAACCACTATCTGACAGATACAAACGCATGGTTCTTGACTACTGATGTACCTAACGGTATGAAGCATTTCGAGCGTATGCCTTTAGCTAACAACATGGACGGCGACTTTGACACTGGTAACGTACGTTACAAGTCTCGTGAGCGTTATTCATTTGGTTGGTCAGACCCATTAGGAATGTTCGGTTCGCCCGGAGCCTAAGAAAAAGGGGAGATAAAACTCCCCTTTTTTATTTTTTTGTAGTATGATTAGTTATCTGGGTAATTCCAGCTTATTAAACTGCCCCAGCAGACGATATACCGATTAATAGGCTTAACTTGTATATAGGAGAATCCTCATGGGTTTCGCTTCGCACTTAGGTCCTTGGCTATTAGGTACC